CGCGTAAAGTTCCTATTTTTCCGTACTATAAGAATTTGATCGACTTCAACGAAAGGATCGAAGAGTTATTCCCAAGGATGATAGGTAATGTTTCATTCTGCGCTTTCCTTTGCGCTGTCATGAAGCGGGAAGTAATCGAAAAAGTTACAGCGTTTCATCCGTCTTACGCTAACGGGCTGGACACTTCATTTGACATGGGAATGTGGGACGATTGCGATTATAACTGGGCAATAGAAAAAGTCGGGTATAAAACTGCGATCGCGCTTGACACTTGCATTATCCATCATGGGCGGACGACTTTTAAGGAAATACAGGCGAAAGAAGGATTTAATGTCGATAAGCTCGTTAGTGGTAACGAAAAGATCATGAACAGAAAAAGAAAGAAGATCGAAAAAGAATTAAAGAGGGATAAAATAAAATGAAATACCAATTGGTCCAAAAAACAGAGGCGGTCCAATACAAAGCAAAGAGCGATAGCGCTGGCAAGGTATTGTCTGAAATAGATAAATGCATAGCAAAGTGCAAGAACTCAATAGACTATCTCAGTGCAATCATGTCGAAGCTTGTAGCGCGTATTATGTAACCCAATCAAACAGTGAGATCAAAGCATATGAGGAATCGAAAGAAATAATCAGTAAATACTTAAAGGATACCGAGCCAGAAAAGCTATATGTCACGTACACTTCGGAAGATGGATCAGTTATGCAGATATAAAGGATTAATAAACAATGTATGAATCCCTAAAAGAATTCAATAGCATAATCGTATCGGGCCCACAGCGCTCAGGCACCCGGTTTGCTGCAAAGTGCATTGCTCAAGACACCGGCAAGACGTACATAGACGAAAAGGATATTAATTTTCACGACTTTCGGTTGCTTGAGTACTACATAAATAAAGGAAATTGCGTTATTCAATGCCCATCGTTGTGCCATATGCTGCACTTAATACCTAACCCTCGCGCGTTAATAATCATGATGATAAGGGATATTGACGATATTCTATTGTCACAATCTCGCATAGGGTGGCATAAAGAAGCACGCTTGATTGAGCTATACAAGTACGGTTGCACTGAGGGGATCATCTCGCGCATCAAGTACAACTTTTGGCATACTTATCAAAAACAGATATTGGGTAACCGTGCCCGGACGATCGATTATAAGTACTTACAACGTCATCCTTTATACATTAGCAAGAAAGATCGGAAAGAATTTTCGTGGGACCAAACGAGGAGTAAATAATGGACGTATATTTGTTAAACGTTTTGTTTTTGTTTTATCACATGTTCGGGATTTTGGCCATTGCAATTATTTTTGATCCTTTTGATATTAATGAATGCAATGGATTTAGGGGACTTCTAATACTTTTTTTATTGGCGCCTGTTATCGGTATTTTAGTTGTGATCACCTGCTTTTTTGCGATCAGGATTAAAAAACCAATAGCAGTAATAAGAAATGGGGTGAATGAAAAATGATAAGCATAGATAAAGATAATAGGTTAGCGAAAGCGCATGTAAAAAAAGAAAATTGTATGAATTGTAGATGGAGATGGGGCGACGAATGCGAGATTTCGATGGTTGTAGCGTGTAATAATCGAAAGACTTGCGACGATTGGGAGGCAGGGGGGAGCGAATATGGAACGCGTTGATTTTATAGACGGAAACAATGTTGACAATGATTACAACCGTAAAATGACTATATATGAAGATGAAGACGGGGAAGGGATTGAAATTCATGCTGACTTTGTAGCTGGGGGAACAAACATATAACATGCTTGATTTTTTAATTAAGATAAAAGAAATTAAGGAAGCTCAATAAATGATAAAAATAAATAAAGGAATATTCCTACACATCCCGAAAACAGGTGGCACGTGGTTATCAAACTATTTCCGAGAATCCGGCATGATCATTGAGCAATCCGAGCTTGCTCATATTAACGGATCCCAGATTGACGTCCCCAATCGTACCGAAGTGGTTTTTTGTTTCGTGCGGCATCCTCTCACTTGGTTAAGGTCATGGTGGCAGTGTAAGCAAAAGATAGTTAAAGACCGAAGAGGCGGGCCTATTGATAAGATAGTAGATTTACCGTTTAAAGAGTTTGTTGATCGATTCATATCAGACATGCCAGGGCATATTACAGGGTATTTCGATGGGTTTACTAACTATTCTCATTTTGTGGGCAAACAAGAATCGCTAAGAGAAGATCTCATTGCTTTTTTTAAATCAGCAAATATAAAATATAATATTTCGTTATTATATAATAAGAAGAACGAGAATGTTATCCCATCAACGGCTAAATATACGGTAGAACAATCATTGAAAATCATGGAGATGGAAAAAGGCATGGTTAATCGGTATGAGTATAATTACATTCCGACAGATATAATTGAAAAGAAATCACAACATATCGTTAAGCCTAAAACAATTTCACGAGATAGAGAAGAACATATTGAAAAAAAAAAAAGAATGAAAAAAGAAAAAAGGATAAAAAAAGAAAGGAAGAAAAGGCGGACAATATGAAACTAAACCCATACCAGCGAATAATAATAGACGGCAAACAGATCCAAAGGGGCGAGTTTGGCGACACCACAAAGAAATTCCGCCAACTCGTCCAGGGCGTAGATTTAACCGGCAAAACAGTCCTTGACGTAGGGTGCAACCTCGGCATGATGTGCAACCTGTCAAAGCAATGTGGAGCTATCCCGAGAGGTATTGACATAAGTCCTTTATATGTAAGTCAGGCAAGGTCTTTATTTCCTGATATTCCTTTTGCGCCTGGCCAATCGACAAACATTAGCGGGAAGTACGATATTATAATTGCGTCGGCTATGCTGCATTATGTGACCGATTTAGACAAAGCGTTTCGTGGGTTTGCTCGTTGTGCTAATCAAGTACTTTGTGATGTTTGGCTTAATGACTCCCCTGATAATGTTTTTACTTTGTCGCATCGGGGTTTATACATTCCGTCAAGATCTGCATTCTTAGGTATTGCCGGTAAGCACTTCTCAAAGATCGAAGAAAAAGGGCCTGCGGAAACTCCGGATGGTTCAACAAGATTTATATTTCAATTATCGAAACCGAATGTAGCAAAACCGAAAGCGGTCATTATTTACGGGGATGGCGATACCGGAAAAACAAACATCGCTCATACGTATTTCGGGTATGATATCATCCATACTGACAATATTTTTCATACGTATAAAATTCAGAACATTTCAACGGACTGGTCGATAAAGAATTTTCACCAGCTCGTCAGGGGTAATTTACTTGCACAGTATTATAAATTCTCGCTTGATTTAATTTGCCAATGGCTGGGGGGGCTACGCGGAAAAGATATTGTGATTGAGGGTTATGATCTCGGAGATGCGGATTACAGGGGAAGAGTAATTGAAAAATTGAGCGATTGGGACGTTGAGGTAATTAAAAAAGAAAGGGATTTTTAAACATTCCGATGGGGGTTATTTGAAATGCAATATGAATACCGATATAGCAAAAGGTTTGTATCGTTTTATGAGCAGATGGGGAGTAACGGAACCTTTGATTTATTTTCGAAGTGCACTATCCCGATGTGGGTTTTTTATAGGATCGCGGAAGAACATAGCAGAAATAAACTGTCGATGGGAGGATCAAACTAAATGAAATCAGTAATGATAGCATTATATCCGTATAATTCGCAAGGATTGGACGCATGGCTCGATCATGGGTTCGGCATGGCGTACACTGCAGCAAAGAAAACCGGTTGCCAGATTGACGCGATTGACATGAAAGCGCTTTCCAGCGATGCAGAATTGAAAAAAAAGATAAAAGGATATGACCTTGTTTGTTTCGGCCTGAAATCTTCTTATTATCCTATCGGCATGAAGATTATCAAGATGGCAAAAGAGCAAGGGTCAAAAGTACTCGTAGCCGGTTACCACGCGACAGCCGCACCAAATGAGCTTATAGAAAACCCGGACATCGATTATATATTACAAGGCGAAAGCGAAATTACTTTCCCGAAGTTTTTAAAAGACCCCGAAAACTTCCCCAGGGTAATGAAAGGCGAAAAACCAAAAAACCTGGATGACCTGCCTTTTATGGACCGGTCGATTTACAGGAGCCCGATTGAGCCATGCAAGGGTTGGTGGTACGGAGGTCGACACAAGAATATGGTATCAGTTATGGCAGCGCGTGGTTGTGCTTATAACTGCGCATTCTGCCAGCCTCTTGAACGAAACCATTTTGGCGCAAAGATTCGTAGGCGTTCGGTCGACAACATGATTGAAGAATTGCTCATACTCAAAAATAAGTACAATCCTGATTGCGTAATGATCCATGACGATACTTTTTTGTATCAGCCTAAATGGATAGAGGAGTTTATTGAAAAATACCCGCAAGTAGGGTTGCCGTTTTGGGCAGCGGGTAGAGCGGACGGTATTTGTGATTATCCAAATCTCGTTAGAGGCCTTGTTGAAGTCGGGTGGGAGTTAATATCTGTGGGGTTCGAATCGGGAAGCCAGCGCATTCTTGACTTGATGAAAAAAGGCACGACAGTAGAGCAAAACCTCGAAGCCGGAGAGATTATCCATAAGTTCGGGAGTAAAATTTATGGTAATTACATGATAGGTTTGCCCTGGGAAAAAAATGAAGACATGCAAGCGACTTGGGATATGTCAAAGGAAATCAACGCAGAGATGCCATCATGGGCTTTTTTTGCTCCATACCCTGGGAACGAATTAGGGGAGAAGTGCATCAGTGAGGGGTTGTCTATGCTTAACAAGAATACTTACGATAGGTGTCCTCATACGGTGAAGTGTAAGAATGTTGACTATGCTTTTATTGAGAAACTTATGGCAACGAGGAAGAATAAATAATGTTAATGACAGACGTAGAGTTTAATAAAAATAGCTTTAAAATGGATATAGATATTTTCACCTGTCTTGGCGACGGCCCTGGTTTAAGCCTTTTGGTAGATGATAAGTTTATCGATTGTAGAAATTGCAATGTCACTGGGGAGAGCTGTGGGGTTTTTGATGTAAATATGGAAGATCTTTTTATAGAATATTTACAAAAAGGAATTAACGACGATGGCGGGAAAAGCTCGATGAGCCTTGTTAAATTGTTAAGAAAATATGCTGATAAAATAGAAAGTGCAGCGAGGAAAAATAAATGAAAAGTGGGGGCTGGGGTATCGCGATGGCCGGGAGGAAAAACAAATGATTGAAGTATTAGACCAAAAAGAAATGGATGATTTACGGCGTAGTTTAAACATGTTGCGTGACATGTATTATAATAAATGTAAGCATCAAAAAGAGCTGTCTAAATTCGATATGGATATGTTGGGGCTAATAAATCACTCTGTTTTTATTGTGGAGGACAAATAAATGATTTATATTTTAGGCCTTATACTTTTGGCGCAGGTGATATGGTTGGTTTCCATATTTCTACTCTTTTTACCGGATAGAATTGATAACAAAAGGAGGATTAAATCCCGTGATAAAGTTTTACGCTTGCGTAAAGAACATTATGCAAAACAGGGGTATTTTAAAAACAAAGCATGGGATATGTTATTGGAAGAAGAACCACAAATCCCAATATACACAAAAGAAAGATATGCTGCAATATTACAAACATTAAGAAGAAACGCAAGGATAAAATGAAACTTGAATACTAAGCATGAAATGGGAATATAAGATAAAGGAACATGACTATTCCATCCGTCCCGACACCAGAGAGACAATGTTAAATGATATGGGACATGAAGGGTGGGAGTTGATTAATGTGATGGAGTACGTGCATGAAAATGGTTTCGTAAATTACGAATTTTATTTTAAAAGGCGAATATAAAATGAAATCAATCCTAATATTAGGCGGCCCAAAGGGTTCTTGGGAAGACATTGGATGTTATAAAAATGGAACACGAGAATGGTCATGCCCCTTATGCGGGAACTTGAATATTCAAATAGGAGAAACAGCTTCAACCTTGGAGTGCCAAAATTGTGACATTACATTAAGGAGGGTGGATAGCTAATGAAATCAATCCTAATACTAGGCGGCGCAAAGTGCGTTTGGGAAGATGTCGGGTCACTTGGCCAATGGCCGAAAACAGTAGTCGTGGCAGCAGTTAACGACGTTGGGGCACAATGGCCAGGACCTCTAATTTTCTGGGCATCTCTTCATCCGCGGAAGTTTAAAAAATGGGAGAAAGCTCGTAGGCTTAACGGTTACCCACCTGGATACGAAAAGTGGAGCCACAAATACAACAAACCTATGACCGACAGGACTCTCCCTGATTGGGGCGGATCTTCTGGGCTGTTCGCTTGTAAAATTGCGTTATGTTTGGGATATGAGCAAATTGTCATTGCCGGGATTCCTATGGAAAAAGCGGAGGGACATTTTTTTAATTCGAAAGATTGGAACGATTGCGATAAGTACAGAAACAAGTGGAATAAGCGTTTAGACGAGATTAAACCGTTCGTTCGGTCGTGCTCTGGCTGGACTAATCGGTTGCTTGGGGGACCTGTAATTTAATATTAGGAGGAGACATGGGACCGGAAAAAATTAAACGGGATAAAATAGATACAGATACATGCGAGCATGACTGGGTATCAGCACAATATAGAAACATCCGAAGCGGATCGTTTTGCACTAAATGCTTTATGGTCGATCCTCGTTCACCTGAATTTATGAGGCGAAATTGCAAAGTAGATTAGTGTTCTGTTTAGAAAAAATTAAGGCCAGATCTCAAGTGAGCCTGGCCTTAAAATATATATATCAACTTTTCTTGATATATATATTGATTTTTCTTGATATATCGTGTTACAATGAATGTAAACTATTAAAAGGAGACATCGCAGATGGCGATCAAAACACAGTATGACAAAATAGAAGACGTACCGGATGGTCTGAAAGAGCATGCGGTTGAAGTCGATGGAAAGCAAGTTATAGAAATTACGGACATTGAAACGCATTATAAAGTGAACGCCCTCCGTAAAGCTTACAAAGGTGAGCAAGAAAAACGCAAAGAGCAAGGGCAATCGATAGCTGACTATAGAGCAAAGATTGACGCTATTCCAGAAGATTTTAACGGGGACCGATGGACTCAGCTAAAATTGATGGAAAACAACGCGGTCAATCCTGAAGAGCAAAAAGCAAAGATCATAAAAGAGCTTGAGAACAATAGGGTTTCGGTAAAAGCAGACCTTGAAAAAAAGCATGAAATTGAAATAAACACGCATATAGAAAAATATGAAAAAATGAAAAAAAGTCTTGAAAAAACTTACGGTGAAGACAGACTTCGCAAAGGGCTTATCAATGCTGGGGTTGCTCCGGAGTTATTGGACGGAGCAATGGCAATCAACATTGGTTGTATCTCAGTAGAAAAAGAGGGGGACTCTTATATCGACATTGTCAAGACCGACATGGGAAACCTAACCGCTGAGGAATACGCATTACAATGGGTACAAAAAGACGAGGGCAAGCATTACGTTAAATCCGCATCGGGACCAGATTTAAAGCCTAAAGCTGGTGTTTTTGGTGTTGGCGGTGATAACCCATGGACGCCAGGTAGTGAGAACTTAACTCAACAAACTATACTTATGGGCACGGAAGAAGGCAGAAAAAAAGCAGCCAGGCTGAAAGCCGCCGCTGGTATTAAATAAAAAACCTGGTGTATGCGTGTAATTTAAGAAAAAAGCAGCACGCTTGAAAGCCGCTGCTGAATAAAATAAACATCACATCACATCACAGATTCCTCGAGTAGGGTCGAGGGCAAAATCCATCGACGATGATTTGCCTATTTTTAAACAAATCAAAATTGAAAGGATTTTACTCATGACTATTCTTACCACAGCATCCGGAGACCTCGAAATAGTACCGGAAATATTCCTCCCTTACATGCTCGAACAAACCGCTGCAAAATCAGCATTTTTCTCTTCAGGTGTAGTTCAGGCTATGTCTGATTTGAACATTGCTCCAGATAAAGGCGGGCAAATCATCACTATGCCTTTCTGGCAAGATCTTGCCGGAGATGACCAGGTGCTTGACTCAAGCACTGACCTTAACGTTGCAAAATATACAACCGACACCGACCGAGCTGTACTACATGGCCGCGCGCTTTCCTACGGGGCAACAGACATTGCAGCAGCTCTTGCAGGAGATGATCCAATTAAAGCTTTGGCGAGTTTGGTGGGGGATAAATGGGCTCGAAGAATGCAAGAGATTTTGATCCAAACGCTTGGGGGATCAATGGCAGTAGCTACTGACAATCTGCTTGATATTTCCGCACTATCCGGGGCTGCTGCTGTTTTTGACGCGTCCAGCTACATCGATGCAAATCAATTGATGGGTGAAAACAAAGATAAGCTGGTTGCCATCGCGATGCATTCTGCAGTTGAAGCACTAATCAGAAAGACTGATATCATTGACACCGTTCCCGAATCAGATGGCAAGGCAGAGTATAATACATATCACGGAAAGAGAATCATCATCTCTGACAACATGCCTGTTTCAGCAGGTGTTTATACGACGTACCTGTTCGGACTTGGTGCAGTCGGATACGGTGAAGGAGAACCCAAAGTACAGTTTGAATACGAAAGAAACGCGCTTTTAAACGGTGGGCAAGAGTACTGGGTTAGTAGACGGCATTTTGTACTCCATCTCCGTGGCAACAAGTGGGACCCTGCATCCGGCGTAACAGCGGGAGATTTTCCGACAAATGCAGAAGTTGCAGATTCAGGGAATTATGAGCAGGCGTACGAATCACAAAATATTCGAGTAGTACAATTTAAACACAGAATCGCAGCCGCGTAAACCCGAAAGGTTTGGAGATGATGATAAGAAAGTTAGGCTATGATCCAATAAGCCCGGCGGAACTACAGGAGAGGGACAGGGTCCGTCAAGTGTATTACGCCGAGCTTGAAAAGGAGAAGAATAAAGAACCGATAATCTCAGAGGAGTTAAAAAAAATGTTGGTAAACGCTAAAAAATACGAGGGGCAGGAAACCCAAGTAAAGAAAAAACCAACTAAAAAACTGAGACAAAGAAGGGTAAGGGTAAAATATGGCTCTAATCGTTGAAGACGGGACAGGATTAGCAACTGCAGATGCTTATATAAGTGTTGCCGGGTTTTTGGCATATCACGTAAAACTGAACAACGCCTCAGCAATATTACTAACTACTGCTGAGATAGAGGGCGCTATCCGTTACGCTACAGTTTGGATGGATGGCCGGTACGAGTGGCGAGGTGATATCGTTGAAGACGATCAAGCACTTAACATGCCGACTGAAAACGGTGAAGACGACCAGGGGCGCGACATTGAAGATTTACCGCTTAGGGTAGCGAATGCGTGTGCGGAACTTTCGCTCATGCATACACAGAAGTCGTTGAATCCTATATTAGGTCCTCGAGTGGTTGAGCAAGTCGTTGATGATGCGGTTAGGCGTAGGTTTTCTGATAGAGGTGGCAATGAAGGAAACCGCTACCCGATCATAGACCAAATGCTGAAGGGGTTATATACTTCAGGCGGTTCACAATATATCGCGAGTATGGCGTCATGAGCTTTGCATCCGAAATGGCCGAGATGGCGAACGAACTACTTGAAGAATTCGGGGGACCTCGTGAGATGGTTCACATATCCGAGACGGATACTGGTACAGATTCAGCGCCTGGCACTCCAATCGAGACGGAGTATATAGTTAATGCAGTATCTATATTGAAATATCTGGACTCTGCGGAAACAGGGACGATGGTAGACGAACGTAGGAGACGGATAGTAATGTCAACTACTCTTGCGAACGGGTCAGCAGTAACAGTAGCTCCTGTAAAGAACGACAAGATGGAATTTGACGATTATAGGTGGACGATCGAAGCGGTTGGGGCTGTTAGCCCTGGCGGTGAAGTGATCGTTTACAAGCTTGACGTGAGGCGGTAATGGCAATTTCTTTTGCAAAGCAGATGGAATCATACCGAAAGAAATACGAAAAGCGGATGGTGTTGCTTCATAAAAAGGTTTCGACAGATTTGTTTCGAAAGCCTATCGAAATGACGCCGGTCAAGGAAGGCAGAGCAAAGGGCAACTGGACTCTCGGAATTAATAATATACCTACAGAAGAGATTGACGTTGTAGACAAATATGGTTCTAAAACTATGACGAAAGTTATAGCAGGGCTTGAAAATTTAAAGCTCGGGGATACTTCTGTTCTCGCTAATTCGGTGCCATATATCGGTAAGCTTGAATATGGCGGATACAACGATGGGCCAAAAACATCAGGAGGGTTCTCAATCCAAGCGCCACAAGGCATGGTGAGGATCGCAATTGAAGAGTTCAGGCCGACACTGAATAAAGCAATAGTATTAGCAAAACGGGAGACTCCATGAGCTCATTAACTGACGATACTGCGGAGACATTGCTCATTGCTCATTTAAAAGAGTGCAGAGGTGATTATGAGGTTGCATGGCCGAATGTGAGATTTACTCCTGAAACTGGGACCGCTCATTACCGAACGTTTTTTATATATCCTGGAGTGGAACGGCTTACCCATGACAACACGACCCGGCATAGAGGTATTTTTCAGGTTGATGCGGTTGTCCCTTCCGGTACCGGGAATGTAACAGCACTAACCATGGCGAGAACCGTAGCAGCGTATTTCGATAACGAAAAAATAACGGGAAGTGGAGTAACTGTAGATATAATTAAACCTCCGAGCTTAGGCACGGGGATGACTGAACCAATCTGGTATTTTATACCGGTGAGTATTTACTACACAATCTTAAATTAAAGGAGACAGATTATGTCAACAAATGTACATACAGCAGCAGGTTCCGTGCTA